CCACCACCACCACCACCACCACCACTACCTCCACCAGGAGCACCCGTTGGGGTATCTCCGAATAGTTGGTTACCTAAAGATAGGGCTCCGTTAGCAACGCCAAGACCTGCGGCAATACCGCTTAATCCTCCCATTGCTGCAACGCCGCTACCTATAGCACCAGCTACACTAGCTACTGCACTACTTACAAGTCCTGACATTTATCTATCCCATCCCATAAATTATTTATTTTCATAACTTGCCTGTAGTCTAAGGTAAGTTCTTCTCCTAATTGCCCGCCAAACATTCCGTGTATGTCCCTTGACGCTACTAAGAATGCATCACCACTAGGGTAGATGACGGCAACCGTGTTCGGTGTCTTTGAATGATTAATTAAGTATCCCGCTGGCGTTCTTTTTCCGTTCAAACGCATAGGAGCAATTAATTCATCTTTCTTTATTGCTGCGCTAGAAAACATTCCCTTGCCCTGTATGGGTGAATTACCTGGTGCTAATTTATAGTTACCGTAAGGAAATGGAATTCTATCCTCCATATTACTTGCAGCCTCGTGGACTTGTTCTTTTGTCCATCCAGTCTGTTTGAGCATTAATTCAAAATCGTTGCGATCTTCTTCGTGCTCAGGATATTCTTTTTCTAATTTATTCTTTAAAAAATCTTTAAAGAATTGTGGTACATCAAAAATAGCTTCTTCTATTTTTTCAACATCTGTTTCTGTGGTGGCATAAATATTTTGCCAAACTACATCTTCCAACGTAAGTCCAGCTTTGCTGCCTTCTTTTGCAACAAACATAAACGGAGCTTCTAACGTAACAACTTTTCTATCATCAGCTATAACATTAATCTTGCCTCTAAGTAGCATGTTAATGTGCTCGCCTACGTGCTCCATACCCATAAGAAGTGAGTTCTTCTCATAGTGAGCCTCTCTTATGTAGACTCCTGGACCAAATCTGTGTATTACAGAATTGTAGGTCTGTGGGCCTTTTAATATTTCTTTTGATATCTCATGTCTACCTTCTACGGTAGTTAAATCATACTGCTTCTGTTGTTCTGTAACATTAGTCGTCATTAGCGTTTACCTAGTATACTCTATGTATACTAATGCAAATTATGTCTAATTTACGCCCATTATTTGTTAGGTTTTCCGTTAATAATTAACACAAACTGATGAGCCCAATCCTGCCAAGTATTGTATAATTCAGGGTTTGGGACCATATAGCTTGCAAAAGACGGTAATTCAGAAATGTCCCTAGCTGTATTTATCCAATTAACCTCATCAGAATAAGGTATTGGTTCTTGTCCGTAGTACATCACAAGGTTACCATTAAAGTTTTCCCATGTTGTGTACTCAGGTAAGAATGGGAATACTGACTGTGCTAAGTTAGCCATTACGGACGCTCGTCACCGTACTCTGCGGTAATAAGTAAACGTCCCATTTCATAATTACCACTAAGTTCATTAGACTCAAATTGTAGTCTGACCTCACGATGTTCAATCCTTAGATCTATTTTTTCTGTGTTCTCATTAAATGTGAATGGCCCTGAGTTCTCTATCGGCCCACGTGCAAACTTACGACCATAGATAGTCATATTAATATTGCCCGATTGTACAAAGTCTGGCTCAAGCCTACGTAAGTGCATACGTCTATTGACACCAACGGCCGTATCCTCAGAAGGTGTTCCCCCAACCCAGCTAATGTCGCAGGTTGTGAATGATGAGTAGATTGCATCCTCTTGAGTAAGAGATACTTTATTTAATCCTATTTCGTGTTGCCAAATTGGGAAACCACCAGAGATGATATAAACCACGGTGCCCGCAGTTAAAATAGCAGGGAATACTGTTGATGTATTCACAAGAGTGTACCCAATTAAGCTAGTGTCTGTGTTTGTAATATATGGTGTTGTTGAGGCAGACATGGTTTGAGATGCAAAAGTTCCGCCAACAGAAACTACCCAAGAATTAACTGAACCACTAACAATTCTACCTAAAGAAGTTCCGTCAGCAGCCACAACATTCATACCTACTAGCAATGCAGGGGATCCTGTGGTAGTTAACGCAGTGCCTGCGCACGAAGCGGAAGTAAGAGATATAGATGAGTAAGTACGTACGTAACTGCTAGAACTAATTAAGTACTTAGTTGCCGTAGGATCAAGATTACTTAGTGTTACGTATTGCCCTGGGGAGAACTTAGCTGTTTGATCTCCAGCCACATAAAATTGAGATGTCGTTGCGGCGGGCGATATGGACGCTGACATTGTTTGTGATGCGTAAGTGCCACCGATAGTTACAACCCAAGAATTACCTGATCCACTAGAAATGGTTCCTAAAGAGGTTCCGGTACTTGATAAAATGGTCATACCTATTATGAGTGTTGGGAATCCTGTGGTAGTGAGCGTTGTTCCCGAGCATGATGCTGTAATAGAAACCGTAGTAATGGTTGAAGTTGAGAATCCGTAAGAAGAGGTTAAGTTCCAATCAGCCCACACAGGTGTTGGGAATACTTCGGTTGTGTATCCACTTGATCTTTGAGCACCCTCGGCCTGTCCTGCGTCATACCAAATCTTATCTTTTACATTATATATAATTGCGTCAGTACACTCTGATGCGCCACCACGAGGGTAGAAGAACCAAATTTCATTATACCTAGGAACCTTAGTTGCCCATACTTTTTGGCGTTGTGAATAATTTAGATTATCAAACAGCCAATTAACGTTTTTGTCATTTGGTAATACGTTAACTTGACCATTGTAAACATAGAATCTATCTACTCCCATCCAGAAATATAGACCGTCCATTTCAACAACGGCGTTAGATGACATGATAGAGATTTGACTTGAGATAATGTCATACTGCCAATATGTAGGAGGATTGTTGACAAAAGACACACGAATTAAACTGTCTGTTGCCCAAAATAATCCTGAGGGTGAAGAAGTACCACCACGTACGGGCATACCTTTTACAATTTTACCTGTGGCAACGTTAACCTGATTAGCTAACGCACCATTCCAATCAGCTAAGTTTTGATTTGCGTAAACAGAGCTAACGTTATTATTAGCAATAAATCCGTTTGATCCATACACAAACACAAACGGGTGAAGCACGCAAACACCACCATCAACAGTAATAGGCCTATAGGTAGGGGCCGTTCCTGATGTGTCAGCTAGTCCTGTAAATGTCCATTCGTTATATGCATTAGGAACAGTAGATCCAATAAATACTTGAGAAGTTACACCACTATCAATGTTAGATAAGTTTTGTCCTGGGTGAGCTACTAAATTTAAAATACCACCAAGAGGAGCGTACTGAAAATCAAACTGCCAAAGTAAGTTTGCGTTTGCTGTAAAATTAGTATTATCTAAGTATGCAGTATTAATAACTGTACCCGCTGGTACAACCGGAGTAAACGTAACAGTAGTTGTTGGTGTTGTGAATGAGGATGATGCTACGGTGTATATCGTTGGATTAGTAGATTGCTGTGTTGATACGGTGCCTGTTCCAAGACCTGACGTAGTACCGATCGCCGATGTAAATGTATTTCCTACTGCGTACGTAACACTTGATGTTCCAGCTATAGTATTCCATTGTGCGTTTGTGGTCGTACCTAAAGATAGGATTGTGTATCTTGTACCTAAGGTCAGTGCAGTTACGTTTACAGTTAATGTAAATACAATCTTAGTGCCTGCTGTGAATGTGCTGACTAAACTAGTAGACGGTGTTGAAATTGCAAATGTGTTAGTAGTATTACTGGCTGGTGTAAATGGCGCGTAACCTACATTAAACTTAGCAGGGTAAGGTCCACTACCTACACCTAATGATTGACCTGTTGTAAATACATCAACGCCCGTTGAGTTACCGCCAAAAATATAATTAACGCCATTGTAGGCGTTCATGGTCATACCACGAATAATACCGTTGAATGTTGATGATATTTGATTGTACCCTCCCATTTTCTTTGGGGTACCACGTTGGAATCTACACCAAACACCATCACTGTACTCACGAGCCTCAAACATAGTACCATCACGTTTAATCCCTGGCTGAACGCCTAGGGTATAAATTTGACTGTACTGCGGGTTTGCTTGTTGGACTTCACCCACCATGTTAGAACGTTCCGCCTGTGATACCACCTGTCGCTGTAAATGCTGCCGCTGTTGTTATTTGAAGAGCTGACGTATTAGTGCCGTCTAGTGTCATCATGTTTGTACTATTAGCAGATAGTCCTAGTTTACTTGTACCTACTAAGTACATACCTGAGTGAATATCAGTTGTAAATGAGAAACCTGGGAGTGATACTGTTCCAGGAAGCGCTTGGAATGTTGATGTGGTTGATTGTGTAATTGAATACATTTGACCAGCATCAACCACAATAGTTACCACGCTATTTGCGGCGAGTGTTACTGTTGTTCCTGCTCCAGAGAATCCTGAGATACCAAAAATAATACTGTACGCTGATGAGGATGACTGATTAATAAGAACATATAATTGTGTAATATTAGGAAGAGTAACTGTTAAGTTAGTTGTTCTTGTTCCTGATAATGCTACGTACGTTTGAATAATTGGAGCGTTAGATACTAGACTTAATGAACTACCTGAAATGGAGTCCATGTCATATGTAGCAGAAGAGAACGTTACATTATTTGGTGCTGTCCAACCCACGGTAAAGAATCTGTTTGCCCCAGAATCAAATAATATAATACCTGAGTCGCCTGGGTTTGTTGTTATACTTGAAACACCATTAAGTAATGCAGGGCTTGTTGTTTGAATAGTAAGCGTACCCGTACCCGCATTTCTAAAGCTAATAAACCAACCTGATGATAAAGAAGATCCTGCAGGAAGTGTGTAAGTACCCGAACCGCCAGTCCACACAAATGTTGCTGCTCGGCTTGTGTCTGTGATAGAAGGAGCTGATGAAACCTGAACAATGTTACCCGTGACTGCTAGTTTGCCAGCGATCGTTGTAAGACCGTAGCTCATGAGTGACGCAGCGTCAGCGGATGATGTGCCAGCACCAAACGTTACATTTTCCCAAATACCAGCGGATGATGTATTATTAGATAGGTAAAAATAAATTGAAGTACCCGCAGTAACAGTTACACCTGCGCCACCTGAGAAGTTAGTAACCGTGAATGAAGCAGCACCTAAGTTTCTAATAAGTACGTCAGTACCTACGGAGCCTTGATTAGCCTCAGGTAGAGCAATAGAAAGACCTGCGGTTGATGGAGTGCAATCCATAATACGGGCCGCAGGTACTTGCGTTGGGTTAACAACAGCAGGCCAATAGAGCATTTGATTAGTAGAGAAATCTAAGGCGTAGTACGAAACGTCCGTTGGTTCAACAACGGTTCCAGTAAATGGTGAGGTAAATGTAGGCATAGATTAAGGTTCCTGAATGGTTGTGTTGCGATCCATACGACGTGAATCGTCTTCTTTTTTGAGTGCAGATAATGAATCAGTGTAGTATTGTTTCCACACAGGTAATTTATCAAGCGCTTTTAAGTAGCCTTGTGCTTGAAGTAAAGTACCAAATAGCATGGCTTGTGGGCACTCACGTGTGAATAGGTTTTGTTGATTCGTAGTATCTAACGGTTGAATCAAACTGTAGTAAGTAATTTCTACAGGGTAGGCCGCGTCAGGTGCTGGGGCAATTGCCCAATTGTTGTAGTCATACTCACCATAGTAAAGTGGTGTACTTGCTGTAGACTCAGATTGGTACTGCGCAATGTAGTCTTGTGATCTAATAAGCATAGGCTTGCCATTTGTCTTAATAGATACTGTCTTACGCCACCTAGCAGGTTTTTGAAGTACAACCTGATTCTGAGCTAGTGTTGTTTCTACAACAGTTAATTGTAAGTATGTTTTTAGTTCTGCAGCGATCGCAGACTCTGCTAATCCAATTAATGAAGGGATTTGAGCGACAAAACCATCGTCATCTCTTTCCATATAATTAATAACATCTTGGACTAGGTTATCGTAAGTTTGTTGGTATGCGCCTGTCATTATCTAGTGTAGTACGAATAGTTAGGTTGGAAATAGATAGGAGAATTGTCTCTGTCTTCTTCTTCTGCTTGTGTTCGTAAATCAAGTGCCATAGATTGTAAGTACGTAACTCTGTTTAAATCAATATTAGGTAATTGCATTGCAAGTTTATGTGATAGTGCTGATTGAATATAAGATATCCAACGATTAGGTAAGTAGAGCTCATTTGTTAATGAACCAACATCGGGCATTTCTTTTTCAATGATGAGTTGGAACATTTGGAAATTGTTATTAGGCACGGGCCATAAGTACATAGAAGGATCAATCGTACGATCAAACCAGTACTGTAATGATCTGCCACTTGGGAATTGTTTATTTGGTAAGCTCCAGTAATCATCACGATTTAAACGAGCTAATGGAATAACTTGTTGACTCTGATAAAAACCAACGTATCTTACTGAGAATGTTGTTGCAACAGTCTCTCTAAATCTCCAGTAGTAATATGCTTGTGTCTTATTGATAGAAACATAGTACCACTCTTTATCAGCTAGTGTTAAAGTAGGTAATGTTTCAATCACATCCCAGTTTGTGCCATCATTACTTGCTTCTAATACAAAGTTGTATGTAACAGAACCTGATGGAGCATAAGCATTAAAGCCTGCATAAAACACTCTTGTTTGATCTGCGTATGAAGCGCCAAAATAGTTTTCTGAAATTGTAGATGTACCAAAGTCTGCTAAATCAAGCGCTTGGTCTGTTACAATTTGAGAATCTGAATTATCAGTAGGAAGTGATGCTGAGAAACTAGGATTAATTAAATAAACCCAATTGGCTTCCCTAACATCAATAGTGCCGTTTGGCATTGATACAAATTGTTGAGCGGTTTGCGCACCTAAAAGTTTATTTTCAAGAAGCCATAAATTCACTCCACGGTTGGAGAGATTTTGAAGAACATAAAATAAGGCTTGCTTACCTGCATTAACATATTCAGGAGTTATTTCTTCTGCTGCTTTTCCCGCGTCACGGTAAGCATAAGAAATAAGCTGATCTACATTAATTTTGGTTTGATTAGTAGTTCCTGAATAAGCCAACGTTATCTCCCGCGACCGGCAGCTTTACGCATAGGCTTATTAGCAAAGGATCTTCCTTTATCGGCCTTGGCAAACTCCTTACCAACTTTTTGAGGGATGCCTACTTTTTTAGCAAACTTTTCAGAATGCGCGACACCTTCCATTAAATTATGCTGCTTATTAGATACGCTAGGCATTCTTAATCTCCTGTGTGGGAAAAGTCACCGCGATTTTTCATTGATCCTAATAAAGAATCTACTGCTTTATTATTTAAGCCACTTCTTGAGTATTGATTATTCATTACATCATTTGAAGCGCTTGGATACGCAGGAGGTTGATTTGCATTAAACGTTGTGTTCATTGCATTAGGGTTACCAGCTTGTTGTGGTGCTATACCTTGACCCTGACCCATAGATACTAATCTATCTCTATCTGTCATTGCCCCTTGACCCATACCTGCTTTTTGCAAGCCCATTTGCATTTGTTGATGTAATTTTTGAATTACTTCAGGAGGTAGTCTCTCTTTTAATTTTTGTGCCACTGCAATAGCTTGTTGCGGATCAACTGCACCACCGTCGGCCATACCAAAACCGCCTTGATTACCAAAACTATTATTTGCAGGATTTAAATTTGGATTCATTGGCGTCATGTTACCACCAAGTCCAGCAGGAGGAGGTGCCATATTACCAGCATTAGCAACAGGGGAAGTTAATCCACCAATTGCAAATTTTTTAGGTGTGTTCTTTGGAGCGATTGCTGCTTTGCTTGGAGCGTCGGCTTTTTTAGCGCCCGTTGCTTTGATCTTTTTAATTGTGTCGATGTCGCCTGATGATTTTTTCATCTCAATAGCGCCACCTACCTTGAATTTTTTAACAGACCCAACTTCCTTTTTAGAGCGACCACCTTTTTTTAATTTGATTTCTGTAGGTGACTTGTCGTGCTCTGCTTTGTCATGTTGCGTGAATGCTTTTTTAATGAGCGCTTTATCTTGTTTAAGATCAACATTGCCGCCTTCTTTGTATTTGCCTTTAGTCATGCCGCCGCCACATTTTTTAACTGCCGCAGACACACTGCCGCCACACTTCATTTTTGGTAGTTTTTTAAATCCGTCCATTGTGATATTACCTCGAGGTTAAATTTGAATAGAATAGGATGATCAGTCCTTATTCCTACTAATGCATAAATATTATACTTTTCGCCCTGTTAAGAATAATTCTCTTTCGACCCTACGTCTTACCTCTAAATTGGCGGGTTTGTTCCATAAAAGCATGGCGTTTGCGGCGCCTATGTAGTCATTCTTATTGAGCCTTTTGACCACGGTGGATCGTTTAAAATTATCTGAGCCTATGTTAAAGCACAGACTGTAAAGCGCGTCATATTGGAATTGTGTTAATCGGGCGTTTACAGACTCCGCAATAGCTGTTTGGCAGACCTCAATATCTTTATTAAATAAAGCAACAATCTCCTTATCAGACAAGACGGCTGTTTTAAGGTGCTTCTCAGATGGTTTAATAAGGTGACCTATACCAATGGTATAGAGCCCTTTAGCGTCGCGATAGGCAGTATTTCTAAAGCCCTCCAAGCGTTTAATGAACACGAGGTGGTGTGGCTTAAAGTTATCAAATGTAAACTCTTGTTCGGTGTTACATACAGATGAGAACAGTAGAGCGAATATGGCGAAACATAGCATTAGTTTTTGCATAGTAAGTCCTTTCCTTGCGTCATAATACCGCAATTTAAGTTTTAAGTCTAGTAATTAGATTTGGCTTGAGAAGCCTAAGATTGGATGATGATCCAAGGTTTGAATGAGTATTTCATAAGAGTACCTCCTAAGAGAATAGACGTGTTCCGTTTTTGTCTATAGTGAGTTTTTGTAGTCTTGGCTTTTGTCCTTTGGGGGCAAAGCCAATGTGACACCATCGATCGAACTCGAGGATGACTTGGTCGTACTGAATATTGCTTGCAATGATTTTGCTAACAATATTGCGAGGAGAGCCGAAAGCTGGACAAATAATATCCGCCGCAAGGCCTTTTGTGTGGGCAGAGGTTGACTTACTGCCCAGAATGCTGTTAACAGCATCACACCGATAAGCGCTGTTAACATGAATAGGATGACTAAGAAGAGTTCTAACATACTCCAAATTATCGGCTAAATACTTGAGGTTGTCAAGTACTTCGTTACTTTTTGGAGAGTTGTCGATATTGTTTCTATCGGCTATTTCTGATGCGTAGAGCTCTTCTAATGTGAAGTGCGTTGTGACTTGGGTCATTTAATCTTTATTTTTTCAACTGTTCTTAGTGTGCCCATACCAAGAAGGCCTAGTAATACAGTTAAAAGAGTATCCATTTGAAATGGCACAAGAACTGGTTGTTTTCCGCAGAACATGAGAATGTAGTTGAATAGAGGAAGGATGACAAAGTGAAGTCCAAAGGCAATGCTACAAATCCAGCCAACGCTAGGTCTCCAACCCGATTTGAAAAAACTGTCGGATTGAGCTTCAATAGCATTAATCTTAATTTGTTCAATAGCAATTTGAAAGTCTTCGTCATTAATAGCCTTTGCTAATTCTTCTTTAGCCTGTGCTCTGGCATTCGTATCTGGTACAACTCTGTCAAGAATCTTTGAGCCAATATCTAGTACTGAATCAATTAATCCCATTTTAGTTTAGGAATGAATTAATAGCTTGAAGTAATAGAATAGTTTCTTCAAGAACAATTTTTAATACTTTTTTAGCAATGTTTAAAGCCCAAAGTACTGGAGCTTTTACACCATTCCAAACTTTTAATAGTATTGCTTTCATTTAGTTTTCCTTTTTGAATGAATCCAATTTTGAACTGTCTTTGTTTCATATATACGGATAATAGACCATACAAGTGAAAATAATGCGGCGAGGGCTGGTAGCACTTGCATAAGTGTGCCTAGTACTGTTGCAATTGACGCCCAATCAATTAAATGTTTGGTGTGCTCTTGCATGTCGTGAAATTTGTCAATCATGTCTTATCCTAAAAAATGTTGCTCTTTACAATCTTTACTAATGCAAGAATTAGCTTAATTCCGCCCATCTATTTATAATAGTGTTTCCTGTAACCGTACAAATATATGAAGCGCCTACCGGTACTATAAATGAAAATGCAAAAGGAAGACTACCACCACTAGTAGCAATACTAAAAGTAGAGTTTAAAATAGTTACACCCCCAACTGCAATAGTAGCAGTAGGAGAGCCAGAACTAGTAGTATTATAAGAAAACACAATAGATACAAAAATAGGCTTTGTTCCACTATTTGTATAAGTAGTTCCTGATACTCTTGTTGGTATTGAATACACTTGATTCACACCAACTGCTCCTGCAGAAGATACCCAATTTGTTCCATCAGAAGTTAAAACATTGCCTGATGTTGCTGGAGCTGGTAATCCGCCAGCCACCCAAGTGGTACCGTTGTATGTTTCTAAAGTATTAAGAGTTGTGTTGTACCCTACTTGTCCTGTTGCCGCAGGGGATGGTCTTCCCGCAGTTATCCACGATGGAAATGTTTCTCCGTTTGTTCCGTCTAATATAATGCTCATGCTACACTCCCATTATTTTCAAATATAACTTCTTTTGGTGGCCATGAATCTGTTACATCAATCCATGTTTCATCAATTGCTTTTTGCATATAAGGTATTTGAGTAGGATCAGATATATCATATGCATAAACTTTTCCTTTAGTATTTCTAAAATATTTAAATTCCATAATATATCCTTATTCGTAACTAATATTAATTGAACCAGCATCAAATGTATTTGCGCCAAGTTGGGTTGTAAGTCTTATCATATCTAAAGTACCACTTAGGGCTTTATATGCAGTTCCAGTCATTGTATTCCAAGGTACTGTTTGTCCTGAGGTGGTCCATAAAACATTGTTATGATTTTCATACCAAGTATTTGACCCATAGTAATCAATAATCATTTTTCCTGATCTTGCATAGGCAGCATTAGCTACAAATGCATTATATTCAAAAGAAAACCCATTGGCTGCACATAGGCTTGAACCATAAGAGTTATTAGACTGCATATTCATGCCACCACCAACATATCCAGTAGTTTCTGGAACTCCACCAGTACCTAATTGCAAAATAAGAGTATCAGTGCCAGATAATGATACGCCTGTATACATAATAACAATTCTTTTTGCCCATGATGGAATACCAGTAAAATCAACTGACGTTCCTGATGTTGTAGGTTTAGCTGTACCTGTTGTAATTACGCTAGAAGCCATAGAGCTAACTACAGCTCCAGTAATAGTTGGACTAGTAAGTGTTTTATTGGTAAGTGTTTGTGTTGCCGTATCTACAACCGCATTACCGGTTGTCGTTGGCAATGTAATAGTTGTTGATCCCGCTATTGCAGGGGCCTGAAGTGTGACGCTACCAGAGGTATCGCCTGCTATAACTAATGAACTCATTTTTTATTTTTCCTTTAACTATATTCGTAAATAATAACTATACCATCGCCACCAGTAGCAGTACATGTACCAACACCGTTGTTACCACCACCACCACCATATACGCCTGATTGATTTTGACCAGCGCAACCGCCTATAGCACTCCATCCACCAGGAACACCTGGAGAACCTGATGAACCACCTCCATTACCAAGAGCGCCTCTAATATTAATATCTCCGCCTGTAGCTACACCTGAGTTTAAATTGGGAGCACCTACACCAGTTGTACCATAACCACCACCACAAGTAACAATAGAACCAAAAGAACTAGAACCTGCTTGTGTTGCTGTATTAGCAGAAGTTTTAGCTCCTACAGTAACAGTAACGCCACTAAATGATGATGTAATTTTTTTACGAGCATAAGCACCACCACCACCACTTGGTCCTGCTCCTGTACCATTACCATTTGTACCACCAGCTCCTGCACCAACAACTTCTACAATAATATACTTAGTGCCTGTAGTAGGTGTGTAAGTAGAAGTACCTGCTGTAGTAAAATACTGAGTATTTAATAATGAACTTACTGTACTGCCCAATATTGAAGCCCCTGTACTAGTAACAGATACAACAGTTGAACCATTAGATTGTAATTCTAAAATTCCACTTGTATCCGCTGTTTGGATAAGCCCTGATACGGTTGATGCATTAATTGTTGTTGCCATTTATGTCTCCTATAATATATGGTATTGATTACAAGCTTTTAAATATGAGTTTCTAGCATCAATTTCATTAATGAATTGTCCTAAAAATTTAAGTTTTCCTTGAATATAAATGCTTGCATGCCATTTTTTATCTTTTTTATTCCAAGTATATCCTTTAGCATTTAGTTTACTTCTATTGTGGCAATTTTGTTGTGCGGTAACTAATCGAAGATTTTTTATTGAGTTATTATCTTTATTACCATCTATATGATCTATTTGTAAATTAACATCTATGTTTCCATAATGATATACCCAAATTAATCTATGTGCTGGATAACTAATATTTTGCAATTTTATTTGTCGATATCCAGATTTATGGATCCCCCCAGCAATTTTATTATTTTTAAATAATTGCTTTCCGTCATATGTAAATATTTTTTTTAAATATTCTTTTGTAAATATTATTTCTTTTGGTTTCATTTTACAATATAACCCAGCGTGATGTTGCAGGAACTATCACAGTGTATCCTGATGATACTGTGATTGGTCCCACTGACTCGGCACCATTACCCGCAGTGATTGTGTAGTTGGATGCTATTGTTCTTGTGTTCTCATAGATCGCACCGCCTGCTACTGAGCCACCAATAGGAGCCCATATGATACCATTAAATCCCTCAAATAGGTTGGTTGATGTATTGAACCTAATACGTGCGGGAGTGATGGTTGCTACAGGAACGCTGAAGCCTGATCCTGTACCACCGATCAACGCCGCTGATGCGGTAAGCACAGTACCAATAGAAGTAAAGCCGGTGCCTGCTGATGTAATAGTCACTGAGAACACAGCACCGCTTGTTACTACAATCGTGGCGATTGGGTATGTCGTGGCCGTTGATCCTGACACATATGACATTTGCACGCCCGTGTACGTTCCATTAACGTAGCCTGTACCACCAGTGATTGTGCCTAAAGTTGTCACACCACCCGTTGATCGTTGTCCTGTTGTACCTGCAGGAATTTGAATAGTGCCCGTAGTATTAAAAATACCAATCGCAGCATTGTGATTAGCTATTACTTGAACAGCACCAGTATTATCTTTGTAATAAAGATTACCGTCAGTGTAGTTAATTGCCAGCTCACCATTGACTAAGTTACCCGCAATTGGCGCAGTACCTAGTGTACCAGTGTTATATAATGTTATCGGGGTGTATCCTGATGCTGCCATAATATATCCTTTTTGTTAAATTGTATTACTAATTATTTAAGTCGTTCCATTGTTATTTGTTGTATAACCCAAGATTCTGCAGCTACTGCTGTTGATACTCTTACTTGTAAATCTAGTGTTTGTGCACCTGGCGACACTGTTGTTGATGCGGGCGTTGCATTATCTATTGCTACTTGTGTATTTGCTGCAACTTTGCTTATTAAAGTGCCTGTAGTCCAAATAGCAGTTGTAGATGTTGCTGCTAACTCAAATTCTACTTGCCATTGTGATGTTGCTGTTACTGATACTAATACAGAAGGAGTGATTGCTACTAACTGAGTTGCTCCCCAGAAACATGCTATTTGAGCTGTTCTAGCTGTAGCTGAAGATTGAGCAACAAATTGACCATAAGCTCTTACTCTCCATACTGATCCTGTAGTTGCTGTTTGAGATGCTAAAGTTAAACCTGCTGTAGTAAACGTAGCAGTATTAGTAACTGTCGTATTAGCTGTTAAACCAGTATTTGCCGCTAAAACACCAGCAGTTCCTCTTGATGTTGATGTTAAACTAGTGAATGATCCTGTACCTGCAGTTGTAGCACCTACGTTCATATTATCTATTGATCCCGTAGTGCCAGAGGACAAGGTTATAGTGCCTGCTCCTGTAGTGGTATAGGATTGGTTATTTGTAGTTGTATCAATATTAACTGTACTATTAGCACCTAATGTTGTAAATGCGCCGGATGCTCTTGTTGTAGAGCCCACGCTCATATTATCTATTGATCCCGTAGTGCCGGAAGACAATGATATGACGCCTGCACCTGTAGTGGTATAGGATTGGTTATTTGTAGTTGTTTGAATTGTTACAGCACCGTTAGCGCCTAATGTTGTAAATGCTCCTGTTGATCTTGTTGTAGCTCCAACTGAAACACCATTTAACGCACTAGACCAAGTAGGTGTTGCAGCAGATCCAGCAGATTGTATAAATTGACCCGCTGTACCAAAGTTAGTAGTACCTGTGGTTGCGGGTGAAACGCCTAAGTTAGTATTTAATCCAATAGCGCCTGATGCATTAATGACATGAGCTGATTGACCTGTTGATCCCCAAGCAAAGTATGTTTTAAATCCATTGCCTGAACCTAGTGTTATATCAGCATCATGACCTGAGAAATAAATACCATTATTGATAGAGAAGAAGTCAGCAAAAGTGCCCGATGCGGTGTATCCAGATGAGTTCATTCCAAACTCACCATAGTATGTAGTATCTGTACCTAAGTTGTTTGATATTATATAATTGGTAGAAGCTCCAGCAGTTCCTGATTGATTTTGAATAATCAATTGATTGAAAGAGTTTGCTGTTGTTGTTCCGAATGAAGCAATTGTATTTGAAGCATTAAAATTTAATACAGGCGTTGTGCTTGTTAATGTATTTCCTGATAGTGTTGTAAAGTCACCTGAAGCTCTTGTTGTAGCACCTATAGATACTGCATTTAAAGCTGAAACTGTACCACCTAGACTAACTGCTGTTGCTCCAAAGGTAATGGATGAGTTAGTTAATGCTCCATTAGGAATATTTGTTAATGTGTTTGTTGATCCACTAATTGATTTGTTGGTTAGCGTTTGTGAACCTGATAACGTTGCAACTGTTGAATCAATAGCTACAGTAACCGCAGCTGATCCATTAAATGATGTACCAGATAAGCCTGTGCCAATAGTTAATGCATTATTAGTACTTGCCGTTACTGTGGTTGAGCTACCTAAACTTACTGAGTTACCATTGATTGTTACAGCACTATTTGTAAGTGAACTGTTACCAATATTAGACAATGTACTTGTAAGTCCGCTGATTGTTTTATTTGTTAAAATCTGACTGCCTGTTAAAGTGACTACTGTTGAATCAATGTCAATAGTGACAGCCGCCGATCCATTATAGCTAGTGCCTGATAGGCCTGTGCCAATGGTTAGTGCGTTAGTGGCTGTTGCTGTTACTGTGGTTGATCCACCTAAAGAAACAGAGTTACCATTAATTGTCAATGCGCTATATGCTAACTGTGCATTTGTTACCGTGCCACTTAGTGCTATGGTTGGTATTGTGGTTGATGCTGTCATGGCGCTCGTACCATTGCCGTACACGTAGCCTGTGAGTGTTGATGCTCCTGTACCACCGTTTGCTACAATTAATGTGCCACCTAAAACAAGTGTGCCGTTTGTAGTGACTGGACCACCACTAAAGCTAAGTCCTGTTGTGCCACCGGAAGCATTGATGCTTGTCACAGTACCTGTACCTGAAACAGTTACCCAGCCTGTATCAAAGTCCGCGCCTGTTAATTTAGTTAAAATTTGACCCGCGGAGCCCCCTACATTAATACCAGCGCCACGAGGAATTGTAAAATCAAAGATGGCTGAACTTGATGTGCCTGAGTTAATTACGTTTGCGTTAGTGCCAGGGTTTGATGTTGTTGTGGTACCCGCTGAAATTGTTGCCGCGGCTCCTGCAGTGCCTCTTGGTATTGAGAAATTAAACACTGCGGCGGATGATGAACCAACGTTAGTCACTACTGCAGGCGAACCTGGAGCGATCGTTGATGTTGATCCGACCGCTACTGTTGCAGCAGTTCCTGTAGCGCCCGTGGCGCCTGTAGCTCCCGCTGGGCCTGTAGGTCCGAGATCACCTTGTGGTCCCTGAGGACCAATGACGTTGCCTGCGTTAACAGTGCCGCCTGTTGAATTAGTGAGAATTAAATCGCCGCTACCGTTGACTGTTGCTGATACAAATCCTGGGATCGGGCCCACGGATGATGATGTGCCGTCTGTGTAGTAAAACACAAGATTGCTTCCAACAAATGACACACTGGTGATTAATTTACCAGGTGATACCGCGTTGGCAACTAATGATATAAGTGCTTGTTTAGTTACGCCATCTTGAACAACTGCCGTAACCTCATTGCCTGTGAGGGTGGTTGCGACGGGTAATTGGGTTATTGGTTGATCAGCCATTTGATATTCTCTTTATAAATTATGTATATTGAAATAAGTTAACGCCAGATCCTGTACCAAAGCTATTAGATACAGTTACATTTATGTATCCAGCGCTATGGGCAGGTGCTATCAATGTTATAGTGTTTGAATTCACTACCGTGAAGCTTGATATATTAACACCACCAAACGTTACTGCTGTTGCTCCAGTAAAATATAATCCCTGTATGGTCACAGAGAAACCGCCTGCTGTTGTGCCTGTGGCAGGAAGAATGCCTAGAATGCTAGGTTGGTTGCCTGTCACAGGTGGAGG